CAAAGAACTAAAATAGCAATGTCTGATGCACAGCTTATGCATGCATCTCGTATGGCTGAAGGAAAAGAAGCTTACCAGGGAAAACTTTTAGAAGCCCGTCAATCAGATTGGAAGGACGAGGCAGTTTTGATAATTCTAAGTTTGCCCATAGCAATTCTAGCCTGGGCAGTTGTAAGTGACGATCCAACCGCAATGGACAAAGTAAAATTATTTTTTGAGATGTTCTCACAACTTCCTTCATGGTTCACAAATCTCTGGATTTTAGTTGTGGCATCGATATACGGAATTAAGGGAACACAAATATTTAGGGGTGGTAAAAAATAATGTGGAAATGGATTAAGAAATTATTTAGACCATGGAAACTTAATAAGATAGAAACAGTAGATTATTCTACATATTCTAAAGGTGACCTTAAAAAACTAAAGGCACAAGGTATAATTAAATCTATTTACAAACCTTATAATTAATATATAAAAACCCTATGATTGAAGGTGATAGTGTTGAGTATGATATATTAAAAGAAGCGTGTGATAGTTTAGTAAACGATAATTTATTTACTGCTGAAATAGGCGTAAGACAAGGTGCTGGTACTAAACTAATTTTAGATTCATTAAAAAGTAAAAACCATTGGCATATTGGAATAGATCCATATGGTAATTTAGATTATGAACATTATGATAACTCTGGTTCATATACTTGTGATTATACTAACAGTATGAAATTACAATTAATCAAAGATATTGATTATGAAAACTTTACTTTATTCCCTATGGGAGATGATGAGTTTATGAAACGATTTCCTGATGGCGTACCCATCTATAGAAATAAAAAAGAAATAATTAACAAATATGATTTAGTTCATTTTGATGGTCCTCATAAAACATTTGATGTAATTAAAGAAGCTATCTTTTTTGCAGAAAGATCTCATGCAGGATCAGTATTTATTTTTGATGACTATCCTAAATATAATATGGATGCCATATTAAAAATAATTGTAAATGACTTTGGCTTTATGTTATTAAAACAAGGTAAAAATAAAATAGCTCTTAAAAGAAATTAATATTAGATTTTTATACAAAAGAACAAATTGTTAATGTTATAAATAAACAAATCAAAGATATAAAAGATCATTTGTGCTATGGGGTTGAAACGGTAGAACAACTGATGTATGGTAGAGGCAGACTCAGCGCCTTAGAAACGCTGCTTCAGGATATTAAAAACCTGCAAAAAGAGGAGAATAACGATGGTACAATTGATTAAGCCACAAGGCGTAGATTTTTCCAATGGAAAAACAACGGAACAGGCAAAGTCACAAATTCCAACAGATCCAAAAGGCATTAAAGAATATCTTGAGATCATACCAAACCCAGTAGGATACCGAATGCTGATCAGACCTTGGTCTGGACAGAAGAAGACAAAAGGTGGAGTACTATTAACAGAAGATACATCTGAAAGAATACAAATGACTACAGTCGTTGGCTTAGTTGTTAAGATGGGTGATCTTTGTTATAAGGACGAAGCTAAATTTCCTAAAGGTCCTTGGTGTAATGAAGGTGAATTTGTTATTTATGGCAGATACGCTGGAAGTAGATTTCAAACTAAATTCGGTGAACACCGTATTCTTAACGATGACGAGATCATAGGAACTATAAGTAAGCCAGAAGATATTCTCCATTTATTTTAACAATAAAGGAGAATAAAAATGGCAGAACTAAAGGACTATAGTGCAGCATCACTATTAGAAAAAGAAAGAGCATCTAATCAGGTCGAGTTAGACACTGATGATGTTAAAGAAGAAAGTATTTCCGTAGAAGAGATATCTAATAAAGATGAATCTCCTAATTTAAATTTAGGGGAAGTTGATTTAGGTTATACGGATCATTCAAAACCTTCTGAAGATAAAAAAACCCCTGACATAGAAATTTCTGATGATAAACCAGAAGAAGTTGCTAAAGAAGAAAAGGGTGATGATGTCGGAAACAAAGAAGAAAAACCTAACCTTAATGAATCAAGAAAAGATTATCAAAAGAGAATTGATAAACTTGTTTTTCAAAAAAGAGAAGCTGAAAGAAGAGAAGAAGCAGCTCTTGATTATGCTAAAGGTATACAAAAGAAATTTGACTCAAGCCTTCAAAAGTTTAAATCTACTGACGAACAGTATCTAAAAGAATTAGATGCTAGGGTAGATGCTCAGAGAGAGCAAGTCAAAGCAGCCCTTCAACAAGCTATAGAAGCACAAGACGCTTCTAAGATGATGGAGGCTAACGATAAATTAACTCAATTAGCTGTAGAAAAAGAAAAAGCTAGATTAGAGTTAGCGAATCGTGAAGAACAAAAAAAAGAAGAAGAACTAAATAAACAAACAAACGTACAAGCACAAACCTCAAACACAACTGAAACTTCGCAATCTACACCACAAATAACGCCTAAAGCTAAAAAATGGGCAGAAGAAAATACGTGGTTCGGAAATGATGAAGTGATGACTAATGCGGCCATTACTATACACAACAATATTTCTCAAGAGGGTATTGAAGTAGACAGTGATGCGTACTATAATGAAGTTAACTCAAGACTTAAAAGATATTTTCCAGAGAGTTTTGATAACGCAAATGACGAGCCTAAAAAAGAAGCAGCTAAACCCGTCCAAACGGTTGCCTCGGCTAGTCGTAGTCAACAAGGACGCAGAACTGTGAAACTCACCAAGTCGCAGGTAGCTATTGCTAAGAGATTAGGGGTGCCACTAGAGGAATACGCTAGATACGTGAAGGAGGATAAATAATTATGAATACAATTAAGAGAACTTCACGAGAGTCAGAGTCAAAAGTTTCGAATGAAGCAAAAAAGACTTGGACTCCACCATCCAGTTTGGATGCGCCACCTGCACCGAACGGTTATGCCCACAGATGGATTAGGGTAACTGTTCAAGGTTTTGAAGATGCATCGAATGTATCTAAAAAGCTTAGGGAAGGTTGGGATTTTGTAAGAGCCGAACAAGTAACAGAAGAAATCGGAACTAACAAATATCCTTTCTATACCGAAGGTAAATATCAGGGGTTAATCGGAATTGGTGGCCTTGTGCTGGCAAGGATACCGACAGAGATCTTAGAGCAACGTGCTGAGTATTTTAAAAGACTTACTCATGATAGAATGAACGCAGTTGACAATGATCTTATGAAGGAACAGCACCCGGATATGCCTATCAATATTGATAGACAGTCCAGAGTGACCTTTGGTGGTAATCGTAAAAAATAATTTTTTTGCAATACCTACCGGATGTTTAAAATAAACTGTTAAAAGGAGAAAACAACAATGGCTAACAATCAATTAGAAAAGTTCGGTCTTAGACCTTACAGAAAACTAGATGGTACACCTTTGGTTGGCGCTCAAAACAGATACGTTGTGAAACCTGCGTATGCAACTGCAATATTTCAAGGGGATTTGGTTATACCAACTTCTACTGGTTTTATTCAGAGACATACTGCCGGAAACTCAGCAGCTGTTGTGGGTGTTTTTAACGGATGTTTTTATAATGATCCAACTACTCAAAAGCCTACATACTCAAATTACTACCCAGGTGGTATTACTCCAACTCAAGGCGACATTACTGCCTTTGTTGTAGATGATCCAGATGCGGTATTTTTGATGGATGCAGATGCTTCTTTTAGTAGAGCAGGTCTTTATGCTAACTATTCCGTTACCAACGTATCAGGTGTAACACAAACAGGAATATCACAAGTACAATTAGACGTAAGTGCAGTAGGAACTGCATCTACATTTGCTGTACAAGCGATAGACATTTCGCAAGACCCAGAAAATAGTACTTTTGGATCTGCAAATGCTAACATTCTTGTTAGAATCAATAATCACTTCTACAGAAGTGGTGCAGGCTTATAATAATAAAGGATAAATAATTATGGCAATATCACGATCCCAACTCGTAAAAGAGTTAGAGCCAGGTTTGAATGCTTTATTCGGCCTGGAATATAATAGATATGAAAATCAGCATGCTGAAATTTTCATGTCAGAAACATCTGACAGAGCTTTTGAAGAAGAAGTAATGTTAAGCGGTTTTGCTTCAGCACCAACTAAACAAGAAGGTGCAGGAGTAGTGTTTGATCAAGCAGGTGAAACTTTCACAGCAAGATACAATCACGAAACAATTGCTTTAGCATTCTCTATCACTGAGGAAGCAATCGAAGATAACCTGTATGACAGATTAGCTGCAAGATACACAAGAGCTCTTGCAAGATCTATGTCAAACACGAAGCAAGTAAAAGCAGCTCAGGTACTAAACCAAGCTCAATTTACTGCTGTAACTGGAGGAGACGGAGTTTCGTTAATTAATACTTCTCACCCACTAGCTACTGGCGGTGTATTTAGTAACGTTTTAGCTACTGCAGCTGACTTGAACGAAACTTCACTTGAACAAGCGTTAATCGATATCGCTGGTTTCGTAGACGAAAGAGGTCTAAGAATCGCTGCTCAAGGTAGAAAAATGGTAATTCCAAAAGAATTACAATTTACTGCTGAGAGATTGATGAAGACTCCTCTAAGAGTTGGAACTGCAGATAACGATATCAACGCAATCGCTTCAATGGGAATGGTACCAGAAGGATATAGAGTTAATAACTTCTTATCTGATACTGATTCATTCTATTTGATGACTGATGTTCCTAATGGATTAAAACATTTCGTTAGAGCACCAATCAAAACTGCGATTGAGGGTGACTTCGATACTGGTAACGTTAGATTCAAAGCTAGAGAAAGATACTCTTTCGGTTGGTCTGACCCAAGATGTATTTTTGGTAATGGAAACTTACCAACTAGCTAATACTTACAGTATTAACTAATACGTACAGTATTACTTAAAAGGGGCGGAGTTTACTCTGCCCCTTTTTTTATGTATACTATAATTATCTAGAAAATATAATTTTGTAGACTGGCTAGACAGACGGTATAGAGACTACAAAAATTAACCGCTATACAGGAGAAACTATTATGGCAACAACTAACTTTTCTGGCCCAATAACGGCTGGTCAAATAAGAAATACAACAGGAACAATTGTTGGAACTAACATTGCAAACGTAGGTTTTGTATCAATGGCTCAGTCTGTAAAAGCTGATATCATAGGTGCATCACACTTAAATCAAGTTTGCGCAGTAATTCCAGCAAACTCACAAATCACAGATGTTATTGTAAATGTAACTACAGTAAATAATGATACGGGTGCAGCAACTATTTCAGT